AGGCTTTCTTTTAACCCATCAAAGAAACCTCTCTTATTTAAAACAGCCTGGATATTAAAAATGGAATCTCTTATCATTGACATTTGTCCGTCAAATGCCTTTGCTAATTTTTTTGCTGCGCCATTTGCTTTAAAATTCATATCTGTCAAAGCATTTTCAAAAGCTTTCCTTGTATCATCAACAGAAACTTTTGCGCCTGCCTTAAATCCAAGCATTGCGGTAACACCCTTTTCTCTGAATAAATCAGCCGCACCAATACCAGCACTAAATGCTCTAACAAATTGTTGCGCTGTCTGGTCCAATGTAAGGCCCGTTACTGCTGCAATGTCTGCCAACAATGGCATAAACTTATTGATCTCACTTATGTCATCAAAAACAATTGCAAGCTGTGCTGCGGCGTCAATGATCTTTTCAAATTCAAAGGGAACTGTTGAGGCAAAGTATCGCATGTCTTTAAAAAGTTGATTTCCTTTTTCTGCGGATTGAAGAAGGGCCGTTAATCTTATTTGTGTATTTTCTAAAACTCGACCAACATCGATAAAACTCGTAGCAATTTTCTTTGTTGCCAGTGCTATTGCTGCAATTCCAATTGTGGCACCAAGTTTTTTAAATGCTTTCTCTGCAGAACTCACAGATGTTTTTATTTGCTTTGTTGATCTCTTAGTCATACTTGTTGCTTTTTTTAAATTTTTATTTAAATTAGTAACGTCAGCTTGTATTTTTACAACCAGTTCATCTATTGTTGCCATTCCTAAACCTCCGAAAATACTTTTTTGCCATTTATAACTTCATAGTCTGGAAACTTTTCCTTTAAACCTTTTAAATCTTTCCTTGTCAACTTACTTTCTTTTTTCCCTTTTATTCCGTTTGCATTTTGCCAACCTTTAAATGCGTCTCGCAGATCCCACATCGTTGCGTTGCTTAAATCTGACGGGGACCATTGCAATACTCCATATGCAAACTTTCTATATTCTGCAAAAGGAATATTTATTTTTTTTTTACATCGTCAGAATCTTCTTGGTCGTTTTCTTCTTTTTCTTCTCCGTCTTCTGGATAAAAACTGATTTTAATAAACTCAGCGCATTTTGTTATACAATATATTAAATTTTTATAAACAAAATCTTCAAGTTTCTCAACGTCGATTGATCCACCAGCTCCTTTAATTCCATTTGAAATTATAGAAATACAATCAATAATAGGAATATCATTCTTTACACATTTTGTTGTTAGATATCCTAAAAGGCCGATGCCGATTTCTCTTTCGATTGTCGACAACGCCTTAAACGTTGGTTTCATATCGTATGTTTTTCCATTGATTTTTATTTCAACAATAGGTTCTAACATATCTTATTTGCCCTCTTGAAATTTAACTGGTGCAATTGTAACATTCGATTCATCATCATAAGTCATCTGTACTTTTCCGTTTGAATCATTAAATACTGCCTGTGGAAATGTACCGATTAATTTTTGAGTTGATCCTGTTACTGTCACTGTTAAATCTGCAATATCAATAGTTCCATATCCTGGCTTTTCTACTGTTGAAGGAACGGCCGCAAAAGTGATTGTCACGTCTGTTGCTCCATTCTCTACAAGAATAAAAGTTCTTCCGTCATTTATAAATGCGTCACCACCACTTGCAGCGACGTTCATTGTTGGTGCTATTCCTGCCTTGACTAAAGCTTGTACTGTTAAATCTGACATTTTTTGTTACCTCCATAATAAAAGTTTATATCTTATTTCTTACTAAGATATTTTTAAGTTAAATTTACGCTGCTGGCGTATACGTCCATTGTCCAGATGATTCTAAAGTCATGCTGTATGTTTCTTCATTGTTGTGATCACCAGCTCTTTCATAAGAACCGATTTGAAAAGAACATTCCAACGTGTCACCATTTGGAAAAACTAAAACAAAAGAATTTATGCTATTTGCAAACGAATATCCTCTGATTGTTTCGGCAATTGTAACATCATCAAATGGACCCTCTGCATTAATTGATATTGATTGCATTCCTGCGCCCTCTAATAAAGTCCTATATCCAGCCGAGTCTTTATTTGTAATATCAACCAATTCATTATTAACCGTCATGTTTGTTGTTCTTAATGCTGCAACAGTAGTGACGCCAGCGGAAACGGTTCCTTCTTTTAATAAAAAATCTCTTCCTTTTTTAACTGCCATTTTCGTATCTCCTTTTTTATGATTCTGTTGTTTTTATTCGAAATCTAATCACTCCATGTTGAAGGATTAAGTTGTCATCATCTTCTGGTTCGACCATTGATAAGCCGTCCCACAAACAAAATACAAGATTATTATCTTCGACTGTTAAATCTTGATTATGTAATAGTGTATGTAATCTTTGTATAATATTGCTTGCCTCTTCTTTATCGCCTGTTTCGCTATATGCGCTTATCGTGATTGTTGCCTCAGTACCGTTAAATGTTTTAGTATCAAACGGGATTGCTGTATTTGAGGTATATACAATATAAGGAAAATCAACGTTATCCTGCAAAGCTTGCGATGGATTGTCATATATGCTTGCCTTTGTTCCAGTTCCTAGCATTGCAAGTAATGTTGTATCGACCGATAATATTGCATCTATTGCTTTTTGGATCTCAAATAAACTATAACCGCCCATATATTAAACGCCTCCAATCTTTCCAAATCGTCTTATGCCTTTTGATATTCCTCTTTTAAAGGATGCTCTTATTGAGTCCATTATGTTTATTTTATTTTCTTCAAACGTTGGCATAAGCCAAGGCCTTGGTAACATTTTTTTCGTTCCAAATTCCAAATGTGTACCATGTTCGATCTTAGTTCCAATCTTTGAACCAAGTCCTTTTAATTCTGATTCTGAAAAAATACCTTTTACAAGATCTCCTGAATCACTTTTTGGCGCTTCTCCGGGAGCAGATGCTTGATGTAATTTTGTTGCAAAAGTTCCGCCTCTTTTTTTTGAGAGACTTCTTCCTGTTGAAGGATCCACATATGAACTTTTACCACGCCTTGAAATCTTTCCGGATCTTGATCCTGTTTGAATACTAATCTTTGCATCTCTTTCAACTTTTTTTGCCGCAAGTTCAACGCTTCTTTTAACTTCTTTTATTATTAAATTTGGCAAAAACTTTAATTTTTTATTAAGTCTTTCCTGGTTTAATATTATGTTTTTTCTAAATACAGCCATTACGAAACCGTCACCTCTGCGTTTTTGTTTTCAAGTGCGCTTATTTGATGATATCTATTTCTTTCGTCAATATTGATAATTGATTTTATTCTCATGAAACGTGTCCCGAATCTTATCAAGTCGTCAGTTGTAAGATCACTTTTATATCTTATAACTATTGTATGACTGACTTGCTGTTCTAAATTTTGAGCTGCAAGTAGTTCATTTATTTTCTTTGGTTTTATACTGCTCCAAACAGAAACGTTTTTTGTCCATGTCTCAGTTATTCCTCCGCCGTCTTTTCTTGCAGTTGTTTTTCTAATAATATCAATTTTATGTTCCATCCTTCCAACGTTCGGGCATTTCTTTTTTGAAACCGCCATATTAAATCCTTTCTAATTTAAATTGACTTAATAAACTAATTGCCGCAGAACTTCCAATTAATCCACAATCTCCACGGTTTTCATATCGGTATGCTGCTTCTTCTTTGATCGCAAGTTTTATTAACTCTGGCACGTCGTCCGGATCTCCATAGCCTGCAATAAATTGAATTTCGATTCCATCTGCATTGCGCTCAAATGTTGGCCACACGACTCCGTCTCTTAAAGTGATCTTTCCATTCTTTGCATACAATCCGTTATATGTTGATACCTGGTAATCGTCAGAATCAAAAGTCGTTGCGACGTCAGTGTTTGAATATGTCTTTATATGAGTAACGCTTTTCAAGGGTGGAATCGGTATTAATAACTGTCTGCAATTTATAGCGCTTGAAATAGGGGCCTGAACAACACCATCAAACCAAGGCCCACTATTACCATAGGGAAAGCTATCCATTTTCATTTTCCATGTCTGCTCAACAAATGATCTTCTGGTATATTTCTCTGCGCCTTGTCTTGCAGCGACAATCAATCCTGCGAGGACTTTGTCATCGTCCACCTCAGTTATTCGCATATGATCTTTTAACTCTTCAAGCGTCACTGGCTCTTCATCTGGAAGCTCTTCAATATCAAGACTATATTTTAAAGGCTGATAAGAATTAATATAATTTCCTCTTTGTCCAAGGCCTGAACCGTAAGAACCTAACATAAATAATCCTTTCTATTTAACCATCACATTTACTGTAATTGCCGTATCTCCGCCATATGTTCCAGTTGTTGTTAATTTTGATCTTATCTGCTGTCCAATAATGCCGTCTTTCACTGTATCGCTACCAAGTACAGCTGTTGAATCATAAACAGTCGTGACGGGCGTTCTTCCTGACAAATTAACGGACTTTCTTGCATCTGCCGTTGTGAATGAAATATTTGCAATCTGTATCCAGTTCGTTCCGTCAATAGTTGTTTCAATAATTACATTTGCAGTTGTTCCGCCTGATCCATAATCAAAA